TTATATCCTAGGTAAGTTATAAGCTGGACGGTTTGATTCCGCTAGGGGTCTTTCTCCTATATTTTTCCCACACAATGAAGTGTGGGTTTTTATTTTATTGAGGAACGGAGGTGATGGACATGGGATGACCGAAAAACAGAAGATTTTTGCTGATGAGTACATTATAAGTTTGAACGCTACAAGGGCCTATAAAAAAGCCTATCCGAATGTTAAGAAGGATGCAGTTGCTCAAGCAAATGGTAGCAGATTGCTATCAAATGCTATGGTCAAAGCCTATATAGATGAACAGCTGGAAAAGTTGCAATCAAAACGGGTTGCCGATCAGCAGGAAGTCCTAGAGTTCCTCACTTCTGTCATGCGCGGGGAGGTCACAGAGCCTTTGCTTATCCTGGATGGTGAGGGTACTCAGCGGATGGTCATGGCAAAGCCTAGCGTTTCAACTAGGAAAAGTGCTGCCGTTGATCTCGGTAAGCGTTATGGTCTATTTGTTGATAAGCAAGAAATCACTCAACGAACGATTGAAATCAAGGTAGGTGAGTGGGATGCTGACGAAGACTAGACCAAAGCTAAGCATTCAAATCTCAATCCCATATCCTAGCAGAGTCTTCAACAAGCATATCTATGATAAGCTTGAAGATTATAACACCTTTACTGAAATTCACTATGGCGGTGCATCTTCCGGTAAAAGTCACGGTGTTATTCAGAAGGTTGTTTACAAGGCTTGCAAAGACTGGAAATATCCTCGCAAGGTTCTGTTTCTACGCAAGGTTGGTTCAACGGTCTATGACTCAATCTTTGAAGATGTCAAACAGTGCTTAGATGCCTGGGACTTGTTGAATAAGTGCAAGGTTAATAATTCAACCTATCGGATTGAGCTGCCAAACGGTGCTCAATTTATTTTCAAGGGGTTGGATAACCCTGAAAAAATCAAGTCTATCAAGGGCATTTCAGATGTGGTCATGGAAGAAGCGTCTGAGTTTACCTTGGATGATTACGCGCAGCTTACTCTTCGTCTGCGTGACCGTAAGCACAAGCAAAAGCAAATCTATCTGATGTTTAACCCAGTTTCAAAAGTGAATTGGGTTTTTAATGCGTTTTTTGTTAAGCGTCCAAAAAACACAGTTATCTACCAAACAACCTACAAAGACAATCGTTTCTTGGACGATGTGACAAGGGAGAACATTGAGGAGCTTGCTAACAGGAATGAAGCTTATTACAAAATCTATGCCCTGGGCGAGTTTGCGACCCTAGACAAGTTGGTGTTTCCAAAGTACGAAAAAAGGCTACTCAATAAAGAGAAGTTGGCACATCTGCCGTCCTACTTTGGTCTGGACTATGGTTTCATCAATGACCCGTCAGCTTTCTTGCACGTCAAAATTGATGACGAAAATAAAAAACTTTACATCGTCGAAGAATACGTCAGAAAGAATCTGACTAATGACAAAATCGCTGAAGCTATCCAAAGTCTTGGTTACGGCAAGGAAGAAATCAGGGCTGACTCAGCGGAAAAGAAATCCAATCAGGAATTGCGAAACCGTGGAATCAGCAGAGTGATTGACGCTTTGAAAGGTCCAGGCTCGGTCATGCAAGGTATCCAGTACATTTTGCAGTATGACATCATAGTTGATGAAAGGTGTGTCAAGACTATTGAGGAACTTGAAAACTACACATGGAAAAAGGATAAGAAGACAAATGAGTACATCAATGAACCAGTCGATAGCTACAACCACTGCTTAGATGCGGTCAGGTATGCTATCCAAGATAGAATTTACCAGGCTAAGAAAGACCTGGACGTTGACAAGACTATTAAGAAAATCAATAAGATGTTCAGGAGGTAAGTAGTGGACAAAGTAAACGAATTTGAACACGGCATTGATTCCGTGACAAAGATTAGGAATGACAGCTTGGTTTTTAGCCAGTTGGCAAATGAACAATTCAGGTACAGCAGTGCTGATGATCTACTGAATACTGATAAAGGCAGAAAGGCTTTCAGGGAGATGCTGGCAACCTTTTTTGGTAGTCAGAAACAACGTTTGGCAATTCTTGCCTCGTACGCTCAAGGTGATAACTTTAGCATTCTTTCAGGACATCGCAGATTAGATGACGAAAAGGCAGACTACCGAGTACGGCATAAGTGGGGTGGTTATATTTCTAGCTTTGCGACAAGTTACGTGATTGGTAATCCTGTAAGCATCGGTGTAATGGAAGGTGGCTCTACTGACCAATTATCAACTATCAAGGATATTGAGTGGCAAAATGACATCAACGCTTTGAATAGTGATCTAGCTTTTGATGCCTCTGTCTATGGCAGAGCTTACGAATACCATTTCAGAGACAAGGATAATACTGACCGTGTTGTTTTGATGAGTCCGTTTGAAATGTTTGTCATTCGTGATTTGACGGTAGAGCAAAACATCATTGCCGCAGTGCATTTGCCAATCTATGCAGATAAAGTCAATATGACGGTCTATACTAAAGACCAGGTTATCACTTACAAGCCATTTACAAGCCAAGCTGTCCGCTTGGTTGTGGACAGTGTACAAAAGCACAGCTACAATGATGTGCCTGTAGTTGAGTGGTGGAATAACCGTTTTAGAATGGGCGACTATGAGAGTGAAATATCTCTGATTGATGCTTACGATGCTGGTCAGTCTGATACAGCTAATTACATGAGCGACTTGAACGATGCTATGTTGCTAGTCAAGGGTGACTTGGACGGAATCAAGCTATCTCCAGAAGATGCTGCTAAGATGAAAGATGCGAACATGCTCTTTTTGAAAACGGGTATCAGTACCACTGGTCAGCAGACCAATGCAGATGCTGGATATATCTACAAGCAATATGATGTCAACGGTACAGAAGCCTATAAAAATCGTCTGGCAAACGACATCCACCGTTTTAGCCGCATTCCTAACCTGGATGATGACCGTTTCAATTCAACATCTTCAGGGATTGCCTTGCTTTATAAGATGATTGGACTAGAGCAGGTCCGAAAAGATAAGGAAACTTACTTTACTAAGGCTTTGCGTCGCAGATATGAGCTTATCAGCAATATCCACAAAGCCATCAACGGTCCGGTAATTGAAGCAAACAAGTTGACCTTTACTTTCCACCCGAACATTCCACAAGATGTTTGGACAGAAATTAAGGCTTATATTGAGGCAGGCGGTGAGATTTCCCAGGAAACGCTCATGGAGAATGCTAGCTTTACCGACTACAAGACTGAACACAGCCGAATCTTGAAGCAAGGTGGGTCTAGTGACCTTGAAATTGGTCAGATTGTAGGTGATGCGGATGTCGGACAAGCGGATAACGAGTAACCAGCGGTATAATGCGGAGCGAAAAGCTCAAGCTGAGCTGATGAAGCGCGACCTGGACCGTGACAAGGTATTGGCTCAAATCTATCAAGAGTCATTTGACCGTATGCAAAGGGAAATTGACGGCTTCTACATGCGTTATGCCAACAGGGAATGTCTGACCAAGCAAGAAGCTATGAAGCGTGTTTCTGAAATGGACGTGACCAAGTTTAATGCCAAGGCTGCCAAAGCTGTCAAAGAGAAAGATTTTAGCCATGCGACGAATGAATGGCTCAAAGTCTATAACCTCAAGATGAAAGTCAGTCGGTTGGAGCTTTTGAAGTCAGAACTGGCCCTTGAAATCCAAAATTTGACCGCTGAGGTCAACGAAGTCTTTGATAGGGCACGGACAGATGAATACTTGAACGAATACAAGCGTCAAGCAGGTATTTTGGGCATTTCATCCAGTGGAGCGAAAAAGCGCATGCAGGCGATTTTAGACGCTGATTTCTACGGGCAGAAATTTTCTGCTAGAGTTTGGGGCGGTCTTGGTCTTCGTGCCACGCTACAGAGAGAAGTTTTTGGCTCACTGAACCGTATCTTTACAGACATGATGGGTTACAAGCAGGAAATGAAGCGACTAGCCAAGAAATACGGTACTAGTGAGCAGAACGCTAAACGCTTATTGAAGACTGAGATAGCACGGATTAACGCTGATACGCAGTATAGCATGCTCAAAGACAACGGCTTTACTCATTTAATTTATGTAGCAGAACCTGGAGCATGTGAAGTCTGCCAAGCCTTGGACAGAAAGGCTATTCCGATTGAGGACGTAGAAAAAGGTGTTAACATGTATCCTATGCATCCCTGTTGTAAATGCAGCGCGTACGGTCTAATTTTGATGGAGAAAAAAGATGGGTCAAATAATATTGATGAGTATGAAACTTGGAACAGTAATACACTTGAAAAGGATAAAGAAAAAGCGTATAATCAAGGTATGAAGAATAGTGGAGCAATCTACGGAGCTTGGAACGCCAAGAATGACCCTGATGAAATTCATCGGAAAAAACATGCCGAACTATACTATGAGTCGGTTCGAAATCGTAGTACAGTTCGTGAAGTGGCTCGTATTGCAAAGCATACAGGTTTTGCTGAGCGAGATGTGCAAGCTATTTATGACCATGTTTTTGAAAACTATTACGAACTAGAAGGTGGTTCCAAGCGTTTTGACCCTGATTATGACATGGCTCAATCTTGGGACAGGCTTTTTAGTGGCAAGGGTATTCAAAAACACGATATTACCCTCCTTCATCACGAGCTGATGGAGAGCAAACTTATGGCAGAGGGGATGAATTATGATACTGCTCATAAAATCACGCAGAAAAAGTATGACTACTTGAGTGAGCTGATTAAGTGGCAGATAGAGCGAGGTGATTTGTAATGATTAAACTGGAAAAAATCAAAAACTCTGGCAGCCAAGGTTACTTTTATCATCCAGAGAATACTGATGATGTTGGCATGATTGAAATTAAGGGTGATGAGGTTGTGATTGCTGTCCAGGCCAATCGAGACAAGGAACTTGGTGTGCCTTATTATGCCAATAAGGCTCGGGCAGAGGTGCTACGCTTACTTAAAGCAGGCACCTTGGTTGATTCAAAAATTTTAGCCTGGTATTAAAAGACGAAGCACTCGCGAGGGTGCTTTTTGTTGTAGAAAAATTTTTTCAAAAACCTCTTGACTTTTCGACTGTACCATTATATAATTTTGGTACAGTCTGAAAAGAGGTGATAAAATGACTGCTAAAATCGGAAGACCCAAAAGTGATAATCCGAAAAATCGTAAGGTTACAGTTAAGATGACTGAAACAGAGTTTCAGACATTGGAAGATGTAGCGAATGCTAAAAAATTAACTAAATCAGAGGCGATTTTGAAAGGGATTGACCTTTTGAAATCCGAAAAATAAAAAATACCCTGCACTACTCAAACCGCCAAGCCGATTAGTACAAGGTATCGCTCGAAAGAAACTCTTTCTGAAATCATTATATCAGAAACGAGCTTCTTTGTCATACTCAAAGGAGTTTTTATTATGTCAAAAGAACAGTTAGAAGAACTAGCATTATCCCTATTAGCCATTAAAGATAGCCTTGAATTACACAAGGCTGGAGCAGACACCTTATATAGTCTACGTAAATTAGATACAGAATTTTTCCAGTATCACGCAGGTCAATTCTTAGGGGCAATATTTGAAACTCTAAATAACGAGATAAGCGCTATTGATGGAGTAGTAAGTAAGATGTTTGAAGCGATTGAAAAGAAAAAGGTAGATGATAATGAGTAAGGAAAATTGGAAGGATATTGTTGGTTATGAAGGGTATTACCAAGTTTCGGATTTTGGGAGGGTGCGTTCCTTAGACAGAGAAATCACTAAGAAAGATGGCCGTACAATGGTTGTTAGAGGCCGTGTAATGGAAGGGACTATTAAAGACAACGGCTATATACAAATTAGTTTGTGGAAAGAGAATAAAGGTCAGTCATTTTATCTTCATAGACTGGTTATTTTGGCATTTTCCGATTCAGAACCGTTGGAAACAGTGAATCATATTGATGGGAACAAGCGAAACAATAACTTTAGAAATTTAGAATGGGCAAGTTATAGAGATAACAATGTCCACGCTATAAAAAACGGACTCAATTCAACAAAACATAGAAGGAATAAACGTGGCTCTATTCCTGTATTACAATTTGATTTGAATGCTAACTTAGTCAAACAATACCCAAGTATGCGTCAAGCCCATAGAGAAACAGGTATTGATTGTACAGCTATTGGACACAGCATAAAAAAAGGCTGGAAAGCTGGTGGCTATATTTGGAAGTATGCTGAATAATCGCCCAACTGTCGGTGTTCTAGTTATGGCCATATCAAAATGGACTATAAAGCTGGAGGAAGTACGCTTGATCGTGAAGCGCCGAATGGTGTTTGGGGCGAGGATAAGAAAACTGAGACTAAGAAATCAGGTCAGAGGCAGATTGCTGGAGCTGGTCAGAACTTACTTACTTTTAAAGAAAACGAAGAATCTATCTATTCATTTGATTTTATAGATTTAAGTAATCCGGAAAACCATACGCTTGAAAACTTTGAACAGATACTCTCAAGAGCCAAGGCGGTTGTAGAGGATTATAAAAAACAAACAGGAATTGACTTGGTTTCTGAATTTAATAACAAAAATTTTAGGTCAATGTCTAATCCATATGATGATAATAAAGCAAAATTTCTCAAATTTTTGTATAATAAGATTGGGTATGATGCCAAACCACAAAAGCTTAGTGATACAAAAGGCTACAACTTATTTTATAGAGGTATCACGGGTAGCAAAGAGACTGGTTTAACCGCAAAAGATTTTTATAATAGACTTGTTGACGGTGAATATGATTTCTCTGGTGCTATGTCATCTATGGTTGGGCGCGGTATTTATTTCAGTATTGAACAACGAATGGGCCAAGTTTATGCAAAAAATGGTATATTAGCAGAAATGTATTTCCCGAAAGATGCCAAAGTCATAGATGATCGAATTTTAAAAGGTTTCAGAGATGCATTCTCGAACGAAAAATTGTCTAATCCTGAATTAGCGGCAATCAACGACCTAATAAACTATGATATTGGGCCTAAGATTAATGTGGCCGGAGATAGACATTTTGATTTTTGGGCAATTTTTAGTGGTCACGATGCAGTTCAAAGAGATAATTATGAGATTTTAGCAGTGTACAATCGTGGTGTTTTGGGGGTGAAAGATAATGATTAAAACTACATACTCTTTATTAATCTCAGCAGTTGGTCTGATTGAAAATACAGAAAAGTATAAGGATTTTGATGTGTTTGACCAATTAAAAAAAATAACTCGTCGCCTAGATATGAAAAATGCACCGGATTTCTATCCAATTACATTAGATGATTTTTCTGACACGTCTATAAGTGATGAAGATAAAGCGATATTATTTGATTTTATCAAGCAAAACCAAAACAAGTTAGATGAGCACGAAGACTCATTTGATATTTTTGTACAGTTAGCACCTAGAGCAATCTAAGTGCTTTTTTGTACCAAAAAACAGGAGGAAACATGAACAGAGATAAGAAGCCAGGTATGGAAACTGTCAAAATTGGCGGTATAGTTTATGAAGTCAGCAAGGAACCTGATTTGCAGGGTAAGTCTGGTGAATGGGGGCATATTGAGTACAAGACAGGTAAGATTGTGCTTGATGACTCTACCAGTCAGCAAATTGAAGACCAAACGCTTATCCATGAGATTGCTCATGGGATCTTAGTTGAAGCTGGTTACGTGCAACATGAGGAAGAACAAGCTGACCGCATTGGCAAAATTTTGTATCAAGTGCTGACCGACAATGATTTCAGTTGGTTGTGGAAAGGAGGAACCAATGGCTAGTTTTTCAATTGACCTGGCGCTAAACTGGGAGAACCAAGACGAACTTCAACGTTTGCTGCAAAATGTCGATAAAGCCCAACAAGCGTACCAGAATGCTTTGAAAGAATTGTCTGAGTTCAAACCAGACATTCAGGTTGTTTCTAAAAATGGAGGTTACAAGGCACATGAATAAACGTATCAAAAAGAAACGCTGGCTTGAAATTAAGTTAGCTGAGTGTTTAGCTCGTGAGCATTTGCTTATGTCGGCTGTGACTGAACAGAATAACAAGATTGCTAGGCAGGCAAAAGAAATCACTGATCTACGTTTGATTATTGAACGCAATGCACAAGCTACAAATGCGAGATTTGACAAAATCGAAAAGCAAGTGGCCAATAGCAATATCAAGAAATCTTGGTTTAGTCGGAAATAGGAGATGAATATGCTAAATCGTTTTTTTGAATGGCTTCATAGGAATACAGTCATTACCGGTCGTTCTTGTATCCATAGGAATTGCAAGACATTTCATGGTATGAGTCCAAGCATGTATTGTACTTGGGCTACGAGAGGAAGCACAGAAGGAATTCGAGGAGGTGATCCTACATCCTGACAGCAGGAAAGACTGCAACTAATTGAATAACTTAACCGTATGGAATCCCATGCGGTTTTTATTTTGTCCAAACCGTGCTAGTGACGTTAATCCTTGCATGAGATAGTGGGAGGTTGCCACGTTAAAAGCGTAAGAAAGGAGCCAGAACATGGCAGATGAACACAATAATCCAGCAGTTGAGCCTGAACAAGGTCAAAACGGACAAGCTAGCAATCCACAAGAACCTGAAAAAATGGTATCACTTGCTGAAATGCAACGTCGTTTGAAGCAGGCTGAAGAAAAGCATGCAAAAGATACGGCTGATGCAATTGAAAAGGCCCTTGAAAAGTACAAGGCCGAGTCTGAGTTGACAGGCAAGGAGCTTGAAGCCTATCGTCAGAAAGAAGCTGAAGCTGAAAAGCAGAAGATGCTTGATGAAATTGACCAACTCAAAAAGGATAAGGTCAAACGTGAGCTGACTGACGAAGCCATCAAGTCTCTATCCAGTCGCAAATTGCCAGTTAATGACAAGGTACTATCGTTTGTGGTCAAAGATACGGCAGATGATACCTTGCAGGCTATCTCAGACTTTGAAAGTATTATCAGCGAGATTAAAGCTGAGTACACGCAATCCGATCCACCGATGATGTCGTCTTCATTCGGTGGTGAATCAACTACTAAGAGCCGAGGCGACATTTTCCGAGGCTCTCGCATTATCAAATAAAGGAGTCAATAAATGACAGTACAAACTTTTAATCCAGAAAATGTCCTCGTATCACAGAAGAAAGACGGGACACTGCACAAAGAATTTACAGATATCATCATGAAAGAAGTTGCTCAAAACTCTCTTGTCATGCAACTTGGTCAGTACCAAGAAATGGAAGGTGAGCAAGAAAAACTGTCTACGTTCAAACAGACGGCATTTCAGCTTACTGGGTAAATGAAACTGAGAAAATCAAGACTGACAAACCAGAAGTGGTACCAGTGACTTTGGAAGCTCACAAACTCGGTATCATCTTGGTAACATCCCGTGAAGCTCTCAATTACACTTGGAAGAAATTCTTTGAAGACATGAAACCTCAAATCGTTGAAGCGTTTTACAAGAAAATTGATGAAGCCGGTCTACTTGGCCATGATACACCTTTTGCGAACTCAGTTGCTAAGGCCGCTAAAGATGCAAACAAAGTCATTGGCGGTCCTATCAATTACGACAACATTTTGAAGTTGCAAGATACACTCTATGATGCAGATGTTGAGCCGAATGCATTCGTGTCTAAAATTCAAAACCGTTCCGCATTGCGTGAAGCTCGTGACGGCAATAAGGTGTCTATCTATGACAAGGCTGCAAATACCATTGATGGTATCACTACTGTAGATCTTAAATCTGCACGTTTTGAAAAAGGAGATCTGCTAGCTGGTGACTTTGACAATCTGATCTACGGTGTGCCGTATAACATCACTTACAAGATTTCTGAAGAAGGTCAAATCTCAACTATCACTAATGCAGATGGCACTCCAATCAATCTCTTCGAACAAGAAATGATTGCCATCCGTGCCACAATGGACATTGCTGTAATGATCACGAAGACAGATGCATTCGCTAAATTGACAGCTGCTGAGCGTGTCTAAGAAAGGAGCTAATTTATGGCTTATATCGTAACCAAGAATATCCTGGACAGCAAGGACAATAATCGTCTGTATGAAAAAGGCGAAACCTATCCTCGTCCAGATTTAACAGTATCTGATAACCGTATCAAGGAACTACTTGGCAAGGGTGTCATTGAGTCTGATGGTGCTGAGAGGGATTTATCTCTCGAACCAAAAGATGAAGACAATGAAAAAGACCCAAGTGCCAAGGAACTGAAAGCTAAACTTGATGAACTTGGTATCAAATACGGTTCCCGTGCTAGCAAGGGCGAATTAAAAGCCTTGCTTGATGGTGCTGAGGGGGAATAATCATGGATACTACCCAACTCAAAAAAATCAAGCGTCGGTTGGGTATTCTAGCTGACGATGATAAAGAGGATAAATTACTAGAGGATTTGGTAGAAGATGCAGAAACTTACTTCAAATTGCTCACATCGTCTGCAGTTGTTGATAGTAAGTATCACTTCATGATTGAAGCTGTCGTCTACAAACTCTACGGTCGTAAGGGGTCTGAGGGAGTCACATCTGAAACTGTTGATGGGTATTCCGTTACTTATCAAGAGTGGGACAATCTCTTCAAACCTTACATGGCTATTCTCAACAAAGATTTTGGTCTGGATGGCTCTGTCCGAGAGAAAGGCAAGGTGATGTTTATGTGAAAACACCGCACCGCATAACTCTCATCCGTGGAGAAGTAGAACCTAGATACAATCCTGATACCAACAGCTATGATGAAACAGAGGGAGTTGAAACAGTCGTACCTTGTTTGGTGAACTTCATTTCACAAGCAAGGGTCTTAAAGGAGTACGGCAATCAGACGGATGTCATCATGATTTGCCGTTTCCAGCAAGCACAGAAGCCGTTCCAATCCGCTATCTATGACGGTAGCAAATATGTCCCTATGGATCAGATTGATGCCCCTATCAAGGGAGCTATCAGGCTCAAGAAGGTAGGTGGTTGATATGGCTATCAAGTGGCAAGGTATGGAGAAGCTAGTCGCAACTATTAGCAATGCTCATCCAAAGGCTGTCGAACAGTCTTTGAAAGTTCTGAAGAACAACGGAGAGAAAGGTAAAAGAATTGCCCAACAGTTGGCGCCCAAAGATACCGAATTTTTGAAAGACCACATCACCACCTCTTACCCTGGTATGGAAGCCCATATTCACGGTGAGGCAGGTTATGACGGCTATCAGGAATATGGGACCCGGTTTCAACCAGGCACTCCACACTTTCGGCCCATGATGGAGCAAATTCAACCACAATTCCAGAAGGACATGACCGATGTTATGAAAGGAGCTTTCAAATGACCCCTAACCATGCATTATTCAGACGGCTGTTTGCTATCAGTAACATTAGGGTTGATACCTATGATTTCTTACCAGATGCAAAGAGCGCTTATCCCTTTGTATACATAGGCGAAAATAACGGCTCTGACAGCCCAAATAAGGACCTGCTTGGTAGGTTAAGGCAAACAGTCCACCTTTACGGTTTACGGACGGATAGGGCGAATCTGGACGATATTTCAGCCTATTTAGAGTCCAAGGTCAAACGTGCTCATGATGGATATGATTATCACTTGTATCATATCGAAACCTCAAAGCAAATTATCCCAGATAATACAGATGTCCAGCCCTTGCTTCACATTGTGCTGGACTTTACTTTTGATTACACAAAAAAGGAGAAATAAATGGCAGAACTTATTCAAGGCAAAGACCTGATTGTGTTCTTTCGTCGAGTAATCGACCAGAAGAAACAAGATGCAGGCAAGGTTCGTTTTCAAACGGAACATACAATCAACTCTGAAAAAGAAGTTGAGACTACGAATACTAAAGACGGCGTGGTCAACAGTATCACTGACGGCGAAACCAGTGGCGAGTTCACATCTTTAGCCTATCGTGAAAATGTTGATACGGTCAATATGTGGAAGGAAATGCGTAAATGGTATCTGGCCAAAGACAAGGTTGAAGTTTGGCAAGTTGACCTTGGCAGTAAGCGACAAAACGGAGACAAGGAAGTCTACGATGTAGATTACTATCAGGGTTACTTGAAGAATTTTGAAATTTCTGCCCCGTCTGATGACAAGGTGGAATTGTCTTATGAAATGGCGATGGACGGAAACGGTGTGCAGGCTGTTGATTCGTTGACAGAAACGCAGAAAGAAGCCGTTGAAGCGGCGCAATACGCTTACCACACACTTGCAAAAGAAACGGAAGTTTCTGGCTCAAGCGTTTAATCACAGGGGCTTTGTGCCCCTTATTTTTTTGATAAGGAGTAAATGTAAATGATTTTAACAATTGGTGGACGTGAATACACATTGCGTTTTGGTCTTGGTTTTTTGCGTGAAATGAACAAGTTGCATTCGGCAGAACTTGAGGGGATGAAAACAGGATATGGTGCTATGACCCTTTTCAACGCTGGACAGGCTTTAAATGACCCGATGGCTTTTGTGGATATTATCAAGGCTGGAACGGTTACCGAACCGCAAAAACCAAGCAATGAAGCGATTGAGGCTTATTTGGAAGAGTTGATTCTCAATGATACCTATGACAAAACCATCAAGGAAGTGGTTGACGTGTTAAAAACATCTCCCCTACTCAAAAAAGCCATGAACCTAGTCGAGTAGGGGAAAGAAAAACATCGACATCAAATTTTGGTTATGATGAAGCGATTGCCCTCTTGATTGCTAGACATGGTATGACCTATATTGAGGCAGCCAATACAACTTTGGAAGAGTTTTATATCTACAATACCGCTTACGCTATTCAACAGGAAGACAGGCGGTACCATGCGGCGATACAGGCATGGTTCAATCAGAGTGTCCAGGCTACTAAAGGCAAGGGCAAGCAAGCTAGATCAGCTTATAGGAAGTTTGAAGATTTTTATAACCACAAGGAAGAGTTTGACAAGTTGTTCGAGCCTATACAGCCAGTCAAAAAGACTTTGAGTTTGGCAGACAAGAATAGGCTACTGAATCAAGGAGCGAGAGGAGGAGGTTAATGGGAGCAACATTTGATGTCACGGCGATATTAAAAGCGAATGTATCGGATTTTAGCCGTGGCTTAAAAGAAGCGCAGATGTCTTTGGAGAGTCTCCGAAACCAAACAGGCTCGAGTCTTGATAAGGTCAGTCAGAGTCTGTCAACTGTTGGTTCGTCTATGCTTGCAATAGGTGGTGGTATGACAGCAGGCTTCACCGCCCCTGTGGTTGGTGCAATCGGTGGAGTGGTGAAAGCTTACGCAGGGTTAGAACAGGCCCTTGGTGGTGTTGAAACTATGTTCAAAAACTCTGCAAATACAGTTATCTCCAATTCAGAAAGCACCTATAAGCGTGCAGGTGTGTCTGGTGTTAAATATATGGAACAGGTCACGTCATTCTCTGCTAGCCTTCTTCAAGGTCTTGGCGGTGACACGGCAGCTGCTGCACGATATGCAGATATGGCAATCGTGGATATGTCTGATAATGCGAACAAGTTCGGTTCGAACATCCAGGATATCCAAAATGCATATCAAGGTTTTGCAAAAGATAACTACACCATGTTGGACAACTTGAAACTTGGTTACGGTGGTACTCAATCAGAAATGGCTCGCTTGGTCAATGAGTCAGGAGTCTTAAACGGTGAATTTGAGGCGACTGCTGAGAATGTCAAGGATATACCGTTTGACAAGCTGATTGAAGCTATCCACGTTACACAAGAGCGACTCGGAATTACAGGAACTACTGCTAAAGAAGCCAGTGAAACTGTATCCGGCTCTTTTGACTCAATGAAGGCAGCTGCTCAAAACCTTGTTGCTGGACTTGGTCAGAAAGATGCAGACATCAAAGGTCTATTGAGCAACCTGGGTGAAACAATCCAGAACTTTGTTCGCAATGTCAAAAATGTTGTATTGACCATCTGGGATAATCTCCCTCTTGCCCCTTGGCAGAAATGGCTTGGCCTGATCGCAGTTGCTGCAGGGCCTTTTTTGATGGTCGTTGGGACTATCGTTGGAATGATTGGCAAACTTATTGGAGTAATCAGTAGCGTTTCAAATGCCTTTGGTTTGCTGAAGGCTGGTTTTCTTGCTGCTCAAACTGGCGGTACTGCTGTCACGGGCGTGTTTGGAACGCTTGGCGGTATTATCGGAGGTATTTCAGCTCCAGTCTGGGGTGTTATTGCTGCGATTGCTGCCCTAGTAGCTGGTTTTGTTATTCTCTTTAACACCAATGAGGAATTTCGGACAAAGGTTTTAGCGGTATGGGAAACCATCAAGACTACAATTAGTGCTGTTGTTCAAGAGGTGGTCTCCTTTGTCATGGATATCTGGGGTCAGTTGGTTGCCTGGTGGAATGAGAATCAGGAATTGATTAGACAGACCGCTGATACAGTCTGGAATGGGATTAAGGCGGTTATCGAAACGGTGATGGCGGTACTTGGTCCGATTATCCAAGCTGGTTGGGACATCATTGTGACGATTGTATCAACTGTTTGGGAGATGATTAAGGTAGTCGTAGAAACGGCTATCAATGTTGTACTCGGTATCATTAAAGCAGTTATGCAACTGATTAACGGAGACTGGTCAGGAGCTTGGGAAACCATTAAAGGGGTTCTAGGTACCGTCTGGGAGGGTATTAAATCCCTTGTTCAGATTGCTTTAGACGGTTTGGGTAAAATTATCCAGATGGGTCTGGACTTTTTAAAATCAATTTGGGATACCATTTGGAACGCGATTTCCTCTATACTGTCGACTATTTGGAATGCAATTAAAAATACAGTAATGAGCGTCTTGCGACCGATTATTGATTTTATTAGCCGATCTTTGGATACTATAAAAAGCGTTTGGGATACCATTTGGAACGCGATTTCCTCTATACTGTCGACTATTTGGAATGCAATTAAAAATACAGTAATGAGCGTCTTGCGACCGATTATTGATTTTATTAGCCAATCTTTGGATACTATAAAAAGCGTTTGGGAATTGGTTTGGGACAACATAAAAACGTTTTTCGGTGCCTTACTGTCGGTTATCGTCGGTTTGGTAACAGGTAATTTCGACAAGGTCAAGGAGACTATTTCAAAGGCTTGGGACAAAATAAAAGCCAATACAGAGAAAATATGGGAGACGGTCAAGTCATTCTTGTCCAATACTTGGGAAAACATCAAATCGGCTGTTTCCAATGCGATTGACAATGTGAAGAATTTTGTTTCAGATGGTTGGAACAAGGTTGTTAGTACAGTTACAGAAGCAGGCGGCAAGATTATTTCGGAAGTAAAAAACAGCTTCGATAATGCTGTAAAAGCAGCGAAGAACTTCGTTGACAAAGCTATCTCAGTTGGAGGCGATTTAATTAGTGGTTTTGTTGAAGGTGTAAAAAATGCGGCTGGAAAATTAGTATCAGCCGTTGGTAATGTAGTCGGTGATGCTATCAAAGGGGCTAAATCATTACTTGGCATCAAGTCGCCGTCTCGTGTATTCCGTCAATTTGGTGTGTATACAGACCAAGGTTTTGTGATTGGTATCAATAGTGGTGCTGGAAAAGTCATGAAATCGATGGCAGGAATGGCTCAAGGGGCCATTTCAGCCTTTACTGGTCAAGATGTGGCTGGTAGTCTGCAAAGCGAGTTAGGAGCTGTTGACGGTGAGCTAGGACGTTTGACAGCTTACGATCCATCTGTGTCATTTAACGGAGGAACACTTACCGTCGGCCAACAAGCGGCTGACATTGTGCTAAAAATGGGCAATACAGTCTATCGTGCCTTTACGGAAGATATTACCAACGCTCAAGAGATGGAATTGATTTTGGATCATTACTAGGAAGGAGAAAGCTATGTATAATTACGCTAGTTTGAAAAAAGTTGACGGAACTATCACGGCTTTCGAGCCTAGTGACAACATGTCCATCAACGGTGTGCCTCTCAATCAACTGGTTGAGGGCTACCGTCATTTGACGGTGACAGGTAGGGGCTTGCTTGGTCAATCAGTCAAGACAACCTCTGTCCCTGGTCGTAGAGGTGTTTGGGTAGAAGATGTGTCTGATGATGAACGGGTGCTTGAAATCAAGTACCAGCTGGAAGCTAGAACCAGTGCGGACATGCGAGATAAGTTCGCAAAACTCAACAGGATTTTGCGGACACTTGCAAGCAGTGGGTATCTGGAAATTACGTTCAAAGACGAACCGACTTACACCTACTATGGCTACTTCAGTGGAGCGGATGATATTGAGGAGACTTCTCTTTCCATCGTCAGCAAGTTCACTCTGATAGTCCCTGACGGCTACAAAAAGAAAAATGCCCAGGATTCCACTGGGCTGATTTCTTTGGTAGATGCTTTAGAAGTCTTGCCTGAGTCTATCACGGTCACTCCGACTGAGACGGTCAATCAGGTACAGATTATCAACGGTGCTAAGATTTTGTCTTTTGCTGGCTCTTATGTGGCAGGAAAAGATATTGTGGTCAGATTTGAAGCTGATGAAGTGACGGCTACTCACAACGGCAGGAGTATCCTCAGCGAGCTAGAACGGTTCAGTCCGCTGGAACAATTCACAGTCAAAAATGGAGATAGGATTACGGCGCTAAATGCCACGGTAAAAAATGTCGTTTGGAGGGATGAGAGAGCGTGATTTATTTATTTGATAAAGATGAAAAGCTGATAAAGATTGTCAGAAAATCGGCTGTCAAGACTGCCCTGCAGAAGTACGCATTGACCACTGAACGCTACGTGTCTGACCGTTTGACGGTTGAACTAAAAGGACTGAATGCGGATGAGCTTGAGCAGGTCGAATACATGGCTATTCAGACCATGGAAGATGCCCATACTTTCCATTATTTCTACGTTGCCCAAAAATCTTCGGATGAACTGACTACCTTGATTGGTGTCCAGTCGGGTATTGAGGAATTGCGGAAGTCGCCAGTCTATGACAAACGACCTCAGAATACCTTTGCCCGTGATGTGATTACAGACTTGCTTGTTGGTACCAACTGGCAAGCTCGTTTTGTTGGTGAAACAACGCCACACAGTACCAATTTCTACTACACGTCTGTTTTTGATGCTTTGAAAAAAGTCTGTGAAGTCTGGGACTTGGAGATGCAATTCTTTGTCGAGATGAACGGCAATCATATTGGTGGGCGCTACATTGACTTTAAGCGAAGAATTGGTGAAGCGGTTGGTAAGCGTGTGGTTTATGGTCACAATGCCTTGCAAATCTTGCAAGAGGTGGAGCGTACCAACATCTTTACAGCCCTTATCGGTCGTGGCAAAGGTGAGGAAACTGGTGACGGCTACGGTCGAAAAATCACGTTTGAAGACGTGATTTGGTCAACGACGCAAGGCAAGCCTGTTAACAAGCCTAAAGGGCAAAAATACCTAGAATTGCCCTTGATGACACGGCAATATGGTATCAAGAATGCAGATGGCTCCATGCGTCCGAAAATCGGCTTTGTGGATTTTTCGGAAGAAGAGAATCCAGAAGTCTTGATTGAACGGACTTACAGGGCTTTGGTAGATGCTGCACGTCCGCAGTTGACCTTGAAAACCTCAAGCGTCTATTTGAAGGGGGTCAAGGTCGGAGATACGATTCGAGTGGTTCGGCATGATAAGAAGTTGGACTACGATACTAGGGTTTTCGAGGTTACCTTTAACCGATTGAATAACCAGTCCAGCGACATTAAGTTGGGTGACCGAATTGGCGAAAGTAACGAAGCCAAAGTTCAAACAATTGCGGATAAGGCTGTGGAGCAGTTTGTCACTAATGAGTTTTCTAGTTTTGTTCAGAATTTGTCAAATTTTCTTCCGAACGCAGATGGTTTTAGTACAAACTGGTATGGTGATGAAGATCCTACAACGACATATTTAGGCAAGGTCTTAATAAATGATATTTGGTATAAGAACGACCCTGAACACGAGGGACACAAAATCATGTTTCGTTGGACAGGAGAAGCATGGGAAGAGATTTTAAGAACTTATGCAGATGCATCAGACATTGTAAATCGCATCGTAACTGATGCGTTATTAACCAAAAAATTTTCTGCTGCGATTGCCAATGTCATAAGTTTGAACGCAAACTCTATCACTGCAGGGGATATTAATTTAGCTCGATTGCGTGTTATGAATGGACTTAACGAGGTACTCACAGTCCGTGATGGTCAAGTTGTTATGAACATTGAAAAATTAACCATTAATACACAAGAAGTGGCGACTTTAAAAGACCTTGAAACCATCGAGTTAACACCAGGTCCCAAAGGCGAAAAAGGAGATAAGGGTGACCGAGGAGCTACAGGTCCACAGGGAATCCAAGGTCCAAAAGGTGACCAGGGTATAGCTGGTCCCAAAGGCGCTGATGGTAGAACTCCATACATCCATTGGGCTTACTCGGATAGTGCAGATG